TCTTAGCACATCTAACCAACACCTTCATTATCAATAATGACACTGCGCTTAACGCAGAGAATTATTCCTATGAGTTAGCTTATCATAATGGTGAAGCAGGTACAGTTAGGTACATCATCCACCAAATGAATAGAGCCGAGCAGTTATGAAAAATAAAGAACTAGAAAAACTCAGGAATCAAGCGAAGAAATTAGGTATTCCTTCCTACTGGAACAAAGGGGAAGAGCGGTTGCTTCGTGAAATCCATGAGCTAGAGCCGCCTAAACGAACTCAAATCCCTATGCAAGTAAACAACTCAGACCATATCTACCTAAACTCTGTGGGCTTTAAAGAAGCTTGGTTGGGCAAGTATATGGATGAAGACGGTATAGAGAAGTTTGAATACATTCATAAGTTTCGCGCCTTTCGATGCTACATCAAAGGACAGCATGTTGATTGGGTTGACATCAACCGAATTGCGCTAGATAACGGGGCCAGAGAAGTTTGCGAAATCCTGCTCTCTCACCAACCTTTACCCCAACACCGAAAAGTAATAGGAGTCAATCATGACTGAAGAAGTATCAGAAGTAGTTCCAGAAGCCCCTGTCGAAACACCAGAGGTTGAATCATTGGTAGCAGACACTCAAGCTGAGGCGTCATGGTTCTATGATGACAACATGGCTGGCGTAGGCGATAAACCTGAGTATCTAAAAGAGAACTTCAAGAATCTAGGTGAACAGGCTAGAGCTTATGTTGAACTAGAGAAGAAGTTTGGCGGATTCAAAGGCGCACCCAAAGACGGGTACTCTATGCCTGAGAACATCAGTAAAGACGATGCTTTAGTGCAAGAAGTCATTAAGTTCGGCACATCTCACAACATGTCACAGGAAGGATTTAATGAAATGTTAGATCTCGCTATGGCACAAGCTGAAGTGACAGAAACTGTCTCTAGAGAGAATGAGATGGCAAAGCTAGGTGACGACGCTAGTAAGCGTGTCTCTCGTGTGGACGGCTTCTTGCGTAACAACCTGGAAGCGGAAGAGTATGAAAAGATAGCGCCTTTACTCACTACTGCATCTCATGTTGAGTTAACCGAAGCCTTGATTTCTATGACCTCTCAACAAACACTTCCAGTTGATGAAATGGTAACTCCAGAAGGCGTTACATTTGATTCAATGATGAAAGAGCAGATGAAGAAAGACGAGAACGGGAATTACCTCATGAATGTTGACGAGAGCCATCGAAAGAAAGTTCAGCGCATGAAAGCTCAGCTAGAAGCACTAGAGAAGAGAGGGGCGTCATAGCCCTTCTCTAACTGTAGCTTTTTGCTACATGTAGTGTTATAATACACACATCGGGTAATTCACTTCTATGAATCCGGTAATTAGGCGAACATTGGCCCACTTACCGGACAACCAATCTAAGCCTTCAAAACCTAATCTAATACTCAAATTATGAGGATACTGTAATGAGTAAGACTTTATCGTCTGTTGCAGTGCAGGAATTTGACTCAATGGTAAAACATGCCTTTCAGGGTATGGGACTTTTGAAGGACACATGTACTGTACGAAGCAACGTAGTAGGTGATCAATATAAATTCCGTCGTATGACTAAAGGCTTGGCTAATCAAAAGTCAACTAGTGATTTAGTAACACCGATGGATATCGATCACGAATTTAAAATCGCAGTCCTGTCTAACTGGAATGCACCTGAATATACTGACATCTTTGACGCACAAGAAGTAAACTTCGATGAGAAGCAAGAACTTGCTACAACCATCGCTGGTGCTTTAGGCCGTCGTTGTGACCAGTTAATTATTGACGCTATGGATGCGGCTACCCCTCTAACTACTGCGGTAGTAGAAGGTGGCACAAACCTAACTATGGCTAAAGTAATCGACGCACAAGTTGGCTTACGTGACCAAGGTGTACCTAACTCAGACTTAAACGCAGCCATTGAAGCATATGGCCTAGGTGGTCTGTTAAATGATGAGAAGGCTTCATCTGCTGATTACCAGAACATTAAAGCTCTGGTAGCGGGTGACATCGACACATTAGCCGGCTTCAAGTTCAAGATTATTGAAACTCGCGTTGAAGGTGGTCTGACTGAGGCAGCTAACATTGTTGACTCATGGTTCTACAGCAAGAGTTCTGTAGGTTTGGCTATCGGCCTCGACATGAAAACTGACATCGACTGGATACCACAGCGTACCTCTTGGTTATCTAACGGTATGATGAAAGCTGGTTCAGTTGTTCGTGACGAAGGCGGCCTCATCAAAGTTCAATACAATAAGACTGCGTAGGAGGCTATCATGGCATTTTCAAGAAATGGCTTAAGCCTAATCGGCTTTAGTGCTGGCGATGCGCCAAGCGTTTTCAGCTACACTTCAGCTGACGCGATTGCAACTGTCAATACGGCTGGTTACTTCAATGATGCGTCTAAAGAACTTAGTGTTCGTGACATTATCTTTGTTGTAGACAGCAATACACCAACTACTCACATTGTAAGCGTTCTAAGTAATGCTTCAGGAGTTGTTGATGTTTCTGATGGTTTAGCAATCACTGAAACTGATACTGACTAATACTCGGTGGTGGGTCGGGGACACGCTCTTTCGGGCCTCTGTCCCCATTTTTAAATAGGAGCTATCATGCCGAGTAAAGTAGATATAGTTTCGTCAGCCTTAGTGCTGATAGGCGATAAGCCAGTAAACGACCTAACAGGCACTGACCGTCGAAGTGTCGTTGCCAATCAATTATATGAACGCGCAAAGCAGAACGAGCTATCCAAGTTTCGTTGGGGTTTTGCTCGTAAGAAGATCCAACTTTCCCTCTTAACAGACATCCCTGTTGACCAAGAGTGGCAAAGCATCTATCAATTACCAAGCGACCTAATCACCCTGATTAAAGTTTACCCTAATATTAAATATCAAATATTGGGCGATAAACTATATTGCAATTTGAACCAGGCTCTGTATGCGGAATATATCCATGATGTGGATGAAGATGATTTTCCTGCTTACTTCACACGAACATTAGAGTACGCTTTGGCAAAAGACTTTTCTGGCGCTATTACTGACAGCGATAATAAACGCGCACTAATGGCTGAGGAATATGTGATTCAATCAAGAATGGCTAGAGCAACGGATTCTCAACAACATCCACAGGACAGCTTTAGGGACCAGCCATTTATTAAAGTGAGATACTAGTGGCATCATCTAGAAACATTCAAAACAACTTCACATCGGGGGTGTTGTCACCTCTGACGAGAGGCCGCGCAGACATCCAGCAATACTTCAATGGGTTGGCGCAGTGTGATGACTTTGTTCTTTTGCCGCAAGGTGGTGTTAAGGCTAGAGGCGGACTTGCTTATACTGAAAGGACTTTAGGCAGCCTAACCTTTGATACAACAACGCCCACAACCCCTAATGGCGGCACAGGCGCTAATGCAGTGGATGGTGATCTATCTACCTACCTAACCACCACAACCCCAATAGGCGTAACAGATAATTATGTCATTGCGGCAGTTGATCTAGGCGCAGACACTGATGTCGCTTTATTTAACATCCGAAAGATTAGTATATCAACCGCAGTAGCAACCACAGAGATTTGGATACAGCACAAGCCAGATGGTGGAGCATGGACAGACTTGCTAAACCTTCCTTTAGTGTCTAACGTTGAACGAGACTATAGGGTTTCTATTGACGTTCCAACTAGAGAGTTTAGAGTTATTCGTAAAGGAACAACTGACCTAACAACCTCAGTAGCATCTATTGCAGAACTTGGCGCGGTCACTGAATCAAGTGTATCAAACGTCAAGATGCAGGAGTTCTCATACGACTCTGACACCCACTACCTAATGGTGTTTACAGATAAGAATTGTCGGGTATTTAGAAAGGGCGTGACACCTCATGTTATTGACCTATGGACAGACTATGCAAGCGCAGATGTAGCAGAGATAAGAACTGTTCAGGCAGAAGCAGTCATGCTAGCCTTCCAAGAAGACCACGCACCCATCAGAATAACCAACTTTAACTCAGATACTATTTGGCGAGTAGATGAAGCGCCTTTCACAGTTATCCCTCAGTACGACTTCAATGACAGTGACTCACCTACCCCGGTAGCAGATATACAGGTATTAACCTTTGCTGGCTTTGTAATTGGCGACACATTCCAGTTAGATGTTGAAGGAGTGCTTAGTAAGAATATTACTTGGGCTGGCGATTTAACAGCAGACGCGCAATCATCCACCGCCTTTAATATACGAAAGAATTTACAGGACATGCCTAACTTTGGCGAGACAGGCATAAGCGTTGCTAGAACGGCTCTAGGCGAGTATACAGTAACCATTAATGGTGAGTCAGCAGATGACTATGAATTAATCTCAGGCTTTGCTACAGAAGGCACAGCGGCCAAAGGGATTACGGTAGTCAAGACTCAAAATGGCTCTCCTCGCTCAGAAGATGTTTGGAGTGCAACTAGAGGCTACCCAAGAAGCGCATGTTTCTATGATGGCCGATTAGTATTAGGCGGCACAACTCAAAAGCCACAATCAGTATTTTTATCCAAAGCAGGGAGTTTTTATGACTTCGATATTGGCGAAGGTGACCCTGACGAAGCAATTTTTATCACGATTACTTCTCGTAAGTTTAATCGCATCTTTGATGTTTACCCTGGCCGTGATTTACAAATCTTCACTAGCGATCAGGAATTTGTTATTGACACTAAACCGATTACGCCAGAAGATGTTGTCGTTAAACCTCAAACTTCCCACGGGGCGTCAAATCTGGAAGTAAAGGAAATTGATGGGGCAACTTTTTTCATTGACCGATTTGGAAAGAAACTATTTAACTATTTATATTCTTTTAACGAAGATGCGTACAACACTCAGTCTCCTTCTGTATTAAGTCCTGAATCAATTAGCTCGCCTGTAGATATAGATATATTGAGAGGGACAGCAAGCAGTGATGCCAATTGGATCTTCATTGTAAACAGTAATGGCGGTGTATCTGTACTTAATACATTAAGAGAGCAGGACATCAATGGATTTACTCACTTCACAAAGACGGGTGAGTCGGCCACATTTACCAACGTAGTTGTTGTTGATGACCAAGTATATTTCATTTCAAATCAAACAGTTAATGGCGTTAATGGCAATTATCTGTTAAGATGGGATGATGAGTATCTCACGGATAATTCAATTAAAATTGCTCATGGTGGTGGCGCTACATTATCAGCCGCAACTCATTTGGCAGGGCAGACTGTAACTGTGTTTGGTGACGGCAACTATATAGGCGAGTTAACTGTTGACGCTAATGGTGATATAACGCTTCCGCTATATAATCAGGACTACACTACGTATGAAGTGGGCTATCTATTTAACCCTTATATGAAGTTCTTGCCGGTAGCGACCTCTGTTGGCTCAGGGAATAATTTCTTTAGAATTAAAAAGGTTGTTAAGTCTAACATCCGAGTACATCAAAACACGCTATTGCAATTAGATGACAATATCATTGAGCCAAGAACATTTAATGACACTGCGTTATCTGGCTTAGATGCGTACACAGGAATCCTTGAAGACTCATTCGACAATATAGGATGGGGCAGAGATGACAGTCCTGAAATAACATTACCACAAGGCGGCAGAGGCATCGTGTTAGCCGTTGATATGGAGGTAGAATCGTCGTGATTGATTGGTTAATCGCTTTTTCAGTAAAGCACCAAACAGCAATTCAAATAGCTTACGCAGCAGCGGCTACAGCGGCAGTAACAGCCCACGGTCAGCGAGAGCAAGGACGTATGGCAGAAGCCATGTATGAGCGAGAAGCTAAAGAAGCAGAAGTTGAGGCTTCAGGCCGAGAGCTACAGCGTAGAGAGCAAATTAATCGAAGATTAGCTCAGAATGTTGTAGGCATAGCTGGCTCAGGAATGAGTGGGGAGGGAACCCCAGCCTCTATTGCATTGGAAGACGCTAAGAAGATCGGAGTATCTGAAAGCATGGAAACATTGTCAGACAGATTAAAGGCGGCTCAATTAAGGCGAGAAGGCCGCTTAGCCAGAGAAACTGGCAACTTAAACGCCTCATCAACTTTATTGAAGGCTGGGATTGGCGTAGCATCAGGTGGCGGATACGGTGGCTAGACAAACTAAAATAGGCATCTATGGTAGGTACAGGCCAACTGGCCCTGACCAGGGTGAACTAAATAAAAGCAAAGCATTTACTGAGGCCGTTGCTGGACTTGGGCAACAGGCAACTGACTATCTTAAGCAGAAGCAAAAGGATGAACTATCATCTTATCGAGCCACTGCAAACAATGATACCTTCTTGAAGCTGGATGAGCTTCAGAGGCAATATAAGGACGATCCTGCCGCTTTTGAGGCTGCGGCTAAGTCATATACTGATACTGTCATAAAAACCGCTCCAGAGCCTCTCAGGCGCATTCTGACGGGTGATTTCGATACAGCAATCACTAAACGCATTGTTAAGACGAGAGATGCTTACGATCTAAAACACCAACAAGAATTATTAGGTGAATGGACTGAAGGCACTCTTGGGATGGAATCCGAAGGGCTTAATAGCATACGCAATGGTGCAGATGCCGCATTAGAGATAAACCGATATGAAGACCATGTAGACTCCACTGAACTACTAACCCCCGAACAAAAAGCTATTGCAAAATCAAAGTACCGAACTAGAGCGAAAGCGGCTAGTTATATGGGTATGTTTGATTCTATTGTTGAGAAAGAAGAAGATCCAGAAAGACAGATATTAAGAGCAAAGGCATTAAGAGATGAAATAGCCCAAGCAGATGTCAAAGAACTGTCACCCGAACAGAAAGACACTTTCTTGAACAAGATGGATGTTCGCATCAATAAACTAGAATCTAACCTAGCTAAAGATAAAGCTGAGTTAACCCTAGATGCTAAACGACGAATATCTGACATCGAGATACAGGTGGCGACAGGGAAGATCACACCAGACAACTATGACGAGTTTGCTGACGAGGTTGAGGGTTTATTTATCTCAGAGGCAATCACTGCACCAAAAAGAACTCAATTGCTAGCCAATGCTTACAATAAGATAAATAACAAATCAAAGGCTGAATTAGATAAGCAAAAGGCTTTTCAGGATATTGAAGATGTTTTAGGTGGTGTAGATTTTGAAGACGGTGTTCGTCCTGTATTAGATAAGCGATACGTTGACAACCATTTTAATGAAGTATACTGGCCGACTATTGAGAGCCTTCCTGAAAGCGATAGAGCTAAAGTAATGGCCGCTTACATTGAAAAGACTCGAATGGTTCCATCTAAAGTCAAAGGCTTAGTGGACCAATATGTGACATCAGGCGACATATCTCTTATCTCTCAGGCGCAAGATTTAGTCTCTCGTGTGGACACTCTACCGGGAATGCTAAACAAAACCGCTGATAAAGACACTAAAGCATTTATCGAAACATCAATTAAGTTATCTGAGTATATGCCAGAAGAAGAGGCTATTGCAGAAGCTAAGAGGCGGATAGACCCTCAAAATGCAAACCTAATGGAAGCTAGGGCGAAGCAACTAAAAGATATCGAGAAAGACGATGACGAGTTCTTTGATGATGGAATTAAGGACGCTCTTGAAGGCTGGACAACCTCTGATTTAAATCCAAATGGATTTGAGTATGCTGACATAAAGAATGATTACAAAGAGCTTTATACGCATTACTTCACTAGAACAGGCGACAAAGATACAGCTAACCGTCTAGCAACTCAGGACTTAAAGGCTTATTGGGCTGATTCTGAATTTGGCTTCATGAGAAACAAGCCTGAACTATTTTACAATATGTCTGGCCCAGAGATTAGGGATGATGTGTACGAAGCCCTAAGACAAGAAGTGTTTGGCGAAGACTTCTCTAAAGGCAGCGTGAAGTTGTTTTCGGATGACATTACCGAAAGGGAAGTTAGTTCAGGAAGACCCACTTATCGCGTTATGTACATGCGTGAAAATGGGGACTGGAACTTCATGGAAGACCGCTTCTACCCAGACGAAGAGAAGGCTAGAAAGGTGAGGCTGACTAGAGCAGAACGAGAATTTCAGATTGAGCAAGAGAATATTCAGCGAGAAAAAAAGGCTGAAGAGCTTTCTGAAGCAAGAAGCACTGAGAAACGATTTGGGCCGGAGTATTAATGCCATTTGTTAAACCACAAAAAGAAACTTTCTTAGCAAGCCCTATTATCAGGGATATAGCTGAAGAAGAAACGCCAGACTTTTCAGAGGTTTGGGGCGCTATGTGGCGCAATGAAAATACCATTGGCTCGTATATGCACGAGAGGGACTTTGATTTAAGCTCGGTTTATGGCGATCCAAATTACAAGGTGTGGGATAAGCTGACAGAAGAAGAAAAGCTGGACGACAGATTTCTCGACCTGGCTCACAATATTTCTTCAGACAAAGACCTAGAAGAGTCTAGAAGGTATTACACTCAGCGCAAGAAGGACTTAAATACCATTGCAAGTGGCGGGTGGAAGTCACTAGTAGCAGGGTTAGGTGCAGGGGTATTTGACCCTATCAACCTATTGCCTGTAGGTGGCGCAGCAGTCAAAGCCTATAAGACAGGCAGTTTATTAAAAGGGGCAATGGCTACCGCTACTATTGGCGGAGCATCTGTAGGCGCACAAGAGTTCCTTTTGCATAGAACTCAACTAGAAAGAAATATGAACGATACAGCGCTTAATATGTCTATGGGCATGTTCCTGTCAGGCGCTATTGGCGCGGCAGCAGCTAAACTATCAAAGTCCCAGATAAAGGCTTTAGAGGATACTTTAGATGTAGATAAGTTGTATAGAGCCTCTGCTGAAGTAGAGGAAGCGGCAAGTCTTAGTGCGGCAAAGACAGTGGATGATGTGAATGTTAAAGGCCGTGTTGCTCAAGCTTTATTAAAGACTATTGGCTTTGATCCATTATCAAGAACAATTACATCAGTCTCTAACGCCACAAGAAGAATAGCTAATTCGTTAGCAGAGAACCCTATTTGGATGGAGACTAAAGGTTATGCAGGTCAGGCAGTTGAGTCATTTGTAAAAACCAATATCAGCAAACACTTAAATCCTGCATTAATGGACTTAGATAATAGTTATAAAGCCTATGGCGTAGCGGGTGGCAAGTTAGGTAGACGTGACTTTAATAACGCGGTATCTAAAGAATTAAGAAACCCAAACCCAAATGCAGATCCACATGTCAAGAAAGCGGCTCAATCGTTTCAGAAGAACGTATATGACCCACTAAAGAATGAATTAATAGCGGCTAAAATGCTACCAGAAGATGTGGATGTTGTTACAGCGAAGAATTACCTGAACCGTGTTTGGAGTCCTGAGAAGATTAAGGCAAACCGAGGTGAGTTTGTTACCAAGGTAGCTCAATGGCTCAAGCTACAGAATGCGCTAAAGGAAGGCGCAGAAGAGTTATCAGAAGCAGAATTTACTGAAATCGCACGACAGATTGCACGAAGAGTTGAAACGTCTAGGGACGGCATACTTCCTTATGACTGGAAGATAGGTGAAGGCTCAAAGGGTGTTAAAGGTACAAGCGCTAGAGGCGCACTAAAAAAACGTGTATTTAATATCCCAGATGACCTAATTGAAGACTTCCTAGAGAATGATATTGAAAAGCTAGCTGGTAGATATGTTCGCCAGGTTGTTCCAGATATTCACCTAACTAAAGCATATGGCGATATTGACATGAAGGCTGAAATATCAGAAATCATGGATGATTGGGACGCCATCATAGCCAAAGAAACAAACGCTAAGAAACAAGAAAAACTGGAAAAACTTAGAGATAGGGATAGAAGGGACATTGAGGCAATGCGCGATAGATTGCGTGGCGTATATGGCAATGATAAAGATCCAAACACCCTGTTCAACCGGACATTAAGAGCTACAAGAAATCTAAACTATTTGAGATTTATGGGTGGTGTAACAGCGGCATCTATACCAGACATGGCTAGATTGTTTATGGCAGAAGGATTTGTTAACGCATTTCGATTCGGCCTAAAGCCACTAATGACGAACCTAAAGCAATTTAAAGTATCCGCTAACGAAGCCAAGTTATGGGGTGTTGGTTCAGACACATTAGTAGGTGGGCGCTCACAGATTATAGCTGACGTAGGGGATGTCACATTAGCTGGAACAAAATTAGAGCGCGGCCTTCAAACCATGTCGGATAAGTTTGGCAAATACAACTTAATGGATTATTGGACAGGTGGCATGAAACAGATACACGCTGTCACCATGCAAACATCAGTCTTCAAGAAGTTAGCTAAAGGCACTTACGACAAGCGATTACAGCGTTTGGGTATTGAAGAAGCTGATGCTATGCGAATGGCTAAACAGGCTGAGAAGTATGGTGGTATGGAAGATGGTGTATTTGTTACTAACTGGAAAAAGTGGGATGACCAAGAATTAGCGCAGATGTGGGGCAACGCACTAAGAAAAGAATCAGACAGAGTTATTGTTGTGCCAGGTCAAGAGAAGCCATTGTTTATGTCTACTGAAATGGGCAAGACACTGTTTCAATTTAGGTCTTTCATGATGGCTGCAACTCAAAGAATGGCTATAGCGGCTATTCAAGGACAAGATAAGAATATGCTCGGTGGTTTCGCCATGCTAACTGGGTTAGGGATGATGTCCTACGCATTTAAGCAATGGGACGCTAAAAGACCAATTACTGATGACATGTCTGCACTTGTTATGGAAGGAATTGATAGGTCTGGTGCAACAGGCATGATTATGGAAATCAACAATACTTTAGAAAAAGCGACAGATAACCACATGGGGTTAAGACCATTATTAGGTATAAGCACCCCTGCATCAAGGTTTGCGTCAAGAAATAAATTAGAAAACTTGCTAGGGCCAACTTTTGGATCTGCATTATCCACAGTAGGTACAGTGACGGGGGGTCTTGGCTCCGCTTTAAGTGAAGGTGAATGGAAAGACAGCGACACAAGAGCGTTAAGAAGACTGCTTCCATACCAGAATCTGTCGCTAATTAGGCAAGGATTTGATACAATAGAAGAATCTGTAAATGAGGCATTATAATGACTGTTCAAGATAGAGGTGTTCGTACTGAAATCACTGCTACAGCAGGGCAAACTGTTCTGACGTATGACTTTGAGGTGCATGAGGATGCTGATTTAGCGGTGTTCAAAGACGGCACAAGGCTAACACTAACAACTGATTACACAGTATCTGGCGCTGGCGCTGATACAGGTGGGACAATCACCTTGGTCACTCCCGCCTCTGCTGGGGAGGTATATATATTTCTCCGTGATATGGATTTAGATAGAGAGCAGGATTACGCTGATGGCGGAAACTTTAAGGCACAGCAAGTCAATGATGATTTCGATAGACTGTGGTTAGCAATTCAGCAAATCACTGGCGGTGGCGATACCTTAACTATTGATTTAGATGATGACGATACATTTTCTACACTCATCCCTAAACCAACGATCCCTTTAACATATCTTCGTGTTAATGCGGCCCTAACCTCATTGGAATGGGCTGATCCAAACGGAACATCCCCACTAACCTCTATTACAGGCATTATCAACTTAGACGATTACGTTACTGTTGACGGTGCGGCCTCAACTGAGATTAATGAAGCATGTGCAGCATGTCGCTCTAACCGATACGCCTTAGTATCATATGACCCAACAAGAACCTACACACTAGATGCTCAGGTGGATATGAGGGGAATACCTTTTATTAACCTGGCTTGTTCATTTGACACAACCCCTATTGATAACACAGCGGTTGCCTCAACACGCACAGTAAATGGCGTAGCCAGTACGTGGGATAACTACTGCATGATTGTGGGCGGATTTTCCTACAGCACCAGTACAGGCGGTACAGGCAATTACGTTTACACCTTTGGTGACAATGACGATAAAACTGCGGGGCTAACTGCGGGACTACAAGCCTTACTAGACGCCTCTGTAGGCGCTACAGTAAACGGCATACTTAAAGTGGCAGGAGCGCCTTCTGCTGGTGAGTTTAATGTTTCTACGACGGCTTATGCTGGTGAATACGATGAGAGCATTATTGATTGGCGATTCCGCGGTGAGTTTAAGTCATCCAATGTAACTGGTGTTAATCACACTGTCAGACCTCAGTTATCCATTAATGGCGTAAAGAACTTTCACATAGAGATAGGTAAAGCAAAATACGTTCGCTTTTATCAGCAAGACACTTTAGAGGCTGGTGTAAGAAGTTACAACTCAAACGCTTATGGCCGCGTTGATTTAACAGCACAAGTTAATTTACTTGAGATTGATAACGATCAAAGAAATGAATTAGAAGTCCCTACTGTTGGTTGGTTCACAGAGGTGGAAATACATAATGGCCGACTCATTCAAGTTAAAGACTACGATAAAGGGTACATACATAACCATGTTCGCTTCTATGGAAATAACTTTGAGGAGCAAGCTTGTCGAGTTGATTTAGAAGTAGCTTCTAACTGGTTATTCAAAGATCAACGCTGGGAAGGCATTAGCAAGTCCTACACAATAACAGGCATTACCGAAGCTAACCCTGCGGTAGTAACTGTCGATGAACACTTCCAAGAAACTGGTGATGAAGTATATATCTACGCAGTCACCGGGATGACATTAGCTGAAGGCTATTATACGATTACCAAAATATCAGACACGCAGTTTAGTCTGGACAGCACTGACACCACTAGTGCCGGGGCGTTTGTCTCAGGCAATGCGCGTGGTTCTACATTAATCTTAGGCGAGAAGACCTATCTAAACAGCTTCCATGGAACATGGGTGGCGTCTCTCAACCCATACGGCTATCTGAAATCCCCATTTCTCTCATCAGGGGTAATAGACAACGGTGTTGGCAATGAGTATGCCTTAGAGAGAGCAGAGCAAAAGAAACGCACCGAAGTATTTAGCTTTTCAGGCGACAACACATTAGTAAGTAACGGCGTAGTCTTAAACTCTTCTAGCTCATCATCTAACATTAAAGGCTTGGTAGGCATCCCTGAAGAGCGCAGAAACTATGCCGGTCCAGGCGGCGCTGTTCCTTCACCAATTAGTTCATACTTCCCTAACGCATTTACACAAGTATGTGAAAGCCCATTAATTCCAGTAAAGGCCGGTGATATTTTTGCATTCTATGCCGATGTGCCAGAAGGAAATATTCGATACAACGCTTATCTGTACGACGCAGAAGGCGCTCCTTTAGTTGTTCCCGCAGCACAGCAAGTGCCTAACCAGAATATCTTAACAGGCGCTGGAATGTGGTTTAGCTCATCTGAGCTAACAACCTACACGGCAGACGGCTCATTTGCTTCAGGGCAGTTAACAGGCGATGACGCATTTGAAAATTCAGGGCTAACCCCTAACGCATCATGCTCCATTATCACTAACGACATTGCCTACATTCGATTCAAGGTGTATACCGGGGATGTGGCTTGCCAGATAAAGCATGTATCTTGTTATTACTACGAGAACGCGCAAGGCAACTCAGCAGTAGTAGCCAGACTAGAGAAGCAACCAACAACCTTGTATCTTGATTCAGAGCCTACTATGGGCTTTGCTGATATGGGAACGGTTTGTAGCACCGAGGCAGGGGATTATGTCTGCTCATTTGCATTGGCAACTAAACTCAATGGGGCTTTGGCTAATGGCGCGACAAGTGTAACTGTTGAAGATGTATCCTTAGACACTCCATTAACAGGCGCGTTACAAGCTGGCGATCTAGTAGGCATACTCTTAACTGACAATACAATGCACTGGACAGCTGTTGATTCTGGGTATGCTTCTGGATTGACATTTACTATCGACACTGGTGTTGACAGCCCAACGGGAACTGCCTCAATAGGCGCTGCTGATGGCGCCATAGTGTACTTGGTGAGATGGACAGCCGCCGGTGGTGACTGGACTTATAGTGCGGTTGACTCAACAATTGCTGTACAGGATATTGATTTTACCTCTCTTCCTGCTGGGTTAAATGAGATAGAGGTTTATGTTACTGAGATGCGCTTTAATGGCGGTGGCGAACTTCAGATCCAGCTAGGTGACTCAGGCGGATTTGAGACTACTGGCTATGTGGGCAGAGTGTCAGCAGACGATGCAACCAATACTAACTTTAGTGCTGGATTCCAGTTATGCAGAAATCAATCTGCGGCACAGAACAACTACTTTAAGGCTAGTATGGTTAGGGTCCCAGGAACAAATAGGTGGCAGTGTCACGGAACTAACGCAAACCATACAGGAGTCGTGTCACAATTGTGTACAGCTAATGGCTTTAAGTTGCTCTCAGATGAACTAACCCAGGTTAGAGTAACGTCCACAGGTAGTGACAACTTTAACTCAAACGATGGGATATTTATTAGATACAAGTAAGGATAAGTTATGGGAACATCAGACAGACAGAGGGATTTTGCGGAGATAATTGAGCCGTATGCCAAATTGGTTTCTGAGCAGAACACGCAGACTAATAATCGTCTTCGTGATTTAACAGAGTCAATAAATGAATTAGCTCAGGCTCACATAAGAACTGAGCAGATACATACTGAAAACAAAGAGCGATTTAGGGGTATCTCAAAACGTCTTGAAGGACATGACGACAAGATTACTGAACAAGAAAAAAAAATTTCGGCTCATGAAACGAGAGTAACTGTTTTGGAGTCAGGTCAAGAGGCCAACGCAAAGCCACGAGAGTGGGCTGAAAAGGTGGTGTTTATTGCCATCGCAATATTTATGAGTACCTTCCTTGCTACAATGCTTGGAAGTAATTAACAGGAGCTAACATGGCAACATTAACAGACGGGGATGTCTTCATAGTCCCAAACACGGGGATATACTCGGTTGCATTCGTAATGAGTGCTGGCACAGCTAAGATAGAACTATCCTTAGACAAGGGTGTTTCTTATACTGATATGTCAGATTCAAGTGTATCAGCAACAACTACATTCAATGTTGAGGCAACCCAAGGCAGCCTACTAAGAGCGGCACTTACTGGCGATGCCACTATGCAGATAGATGGCTAATGGCAACTGCTAACGACCTCAACATATCTGGTTGGACTGTGCAGAGTTCTACCCCTCTAAGAGATGGTAGTTTCCCTGCATCCGTTCGAACTGAATCCAGTTCATACGCACCAAGTGCAACAGCAAGAATAATCTATGTTGATTCAACACTTGGAAATGATGGTACAGGCGCACCAACTAATCTTGCAGCACAACCAGACCCGTTCATCCCTGATGGGAACGAACTACCATATCAGTCCATTTCAGCCGCATCATCTCAATTAAGGAGTGGTGAAGGCGACTGGATTCTATTTAAGAGAGGAGAGTCGTTCGCAGGCTCGCTAGGTTTAGCGGCATCCACAGATGGGTCATCTGCGGTATTGCCAACTCTGATTGGCTATTATGGCTCAACAGGCGATAGGCCTGTCATTTCAAATGGCGCAGGAACTGTTGCTAATGTGACTAGTGGGTCAGCCAATTATATAACTTTCTATGGATTAAAAATCTATTGTGCAGAGCGTGACCCTGATAACGTTGGTTTCGTCTTAGGCAATGAGTCGTCTGGGGCTTATGGTATCCGCTATGTAGGATCTGGTGGTGGCTCAGATATAGTTGTTGATGACTGCGATATATCTTACTTCAAGGATGGCATCGTCATCCAGACAACAGGCACAGCATATCAGAATATAACAGTCAAAAACTCTATCATCCACGACCAACTTTATGACCTCAGTTCAGGCTACTCATCTGGGATATTCTTATCAGGGGTTGAGGGTTCAATTCGCGTTAATGATAACTTCTGGTATCACAACGGATGGCATGAAAATGGCTCTCTGTCTGGCTGTCACAGACACCAATACAACCACAATGTTTACTTCCAACACAACAATAACGGAGCAGATGCAGACTTCAAGAGAAATGTATCACTAGAGGGTGCTAGTCATGGTTGTCAAGGGCGCATGGGTGGAACATATGAAGATAACTTATATGCTCGATGCGCTGTGGGTTACTCAAAGGCAGGGGTAGATGTTCCTTTTGATAATGGAGTCACAGGCATTTCACTAAAGCAGGTGATTATTGAGGGCATGAGAATGGATGCCACTGACCCTCAAAACGCAGGAACTACAACGGCTGTATACGGGGTTTATATTGTTGGTTATACAGAAGATAACGGTGGTGAGGCGGTTGTACAGGACACTATTGTAGCAAACAGATTAGAGTCTGGGACAAATGTAGGAATAACGCAACAAGGTTTCGCAACATACACGAACAACATCGTATTCAACTGGAACGCAACAGAAGATGCGCCAGATACGTTCACAGACGCAAGCAGAAACGTAGACAGCTATATGGTCAGCGAGGGATTGGGGACAACATACGATGACTTTGTTTCATGGCATTTAGCTCGACCAACAGGTACAACTCATGGCCTGTACTCAGCACCCAATGTAAACGACTATATCCGAGAAGGATTTGACTTGGTGGTATCATAATGACAACTCTATTAGTACAGGAAAAAGCGGCAACTAACAACAACTCGAACCCTGCTACAGTTACACTTGATGCACCTGCAACAGCAGGAAATATACTGTTCTGTGTTGTAGCGTCAAATCACAATGCGCTTACATCATTCACTGCGCCTACTGGGTTCACCATCCCGACAGATGGGCAGATGCAAACTGCTAGCAATCAGGCAGGAATAGCCATTGCTTACAAGGAAGCGGTTGGTGGTGAAACGGCTATTAGTTGGACTTCGGACAGAGATCCAGATAACTACTCATGGGATGTTTGGGTTGGGGAGTATTCAGGCTTAACAGGAGCTACCCCTCATGTTGCGGTTATTAACAACACATCAGGATTCTCGACAGTTCAGACGCTATCAACAGGCACAAGCGCAGCAACAACGGCTGCAAACACTTTCTCTATAGCGGCATGGGTAACAGATGCCGACAACCCAACAGTAACATCAGCACTCTACTCTAATAGCTTCACAGAGGAGCATCAAGACACTACTGGCACAACCTTGTTTGTTGCTACAAAATCTCACACAACGACAGGAACAGTAGAGACTACGCTGACCCATGATGGCGCGGCAGAAAACATGGGGTCATTACTACTGACATGGGAAGAGAGTGTTGTTACAGCCTCAGTAGACGACATTAACACTAATGAGATTATCTTAGACGCTCAACAGAATAACACTTACGAAGTCTCAGGCTTCTCAGGAAGCATCACAGGCATTACATTAACCAACGGCACACGCGCTAGCGCTATGACGGGGATTACGGAGGACTGATGGCTACTGCTAATGACTTAAATATTAGTACATGGACTGTTCAGGGCAGTAGTCCGATTAGGGATGGTGAGTTTGCTTCAGGCGAGAGAACATCCTTCCCACCTAGTTATTTGCCTGCTGCTACATCACGCATTATGTATGTGTCAGACTCAGGCAATGATGGTACAGGTGCGTATACGGATTTAGCTACTGTAGTAACGCCATTTGAACCACAAGCAGCAGTCAATGAATACGCAACCATCGAGGCTGCATTAACTCAGGCAAGGGATGGTCAAGGCGATTGGGTTTTATTGAAGCGTGGTGATAGCTGGACTATTACAGCGTCCTTATCAGGCGCATTACTCAATGGATTATCATCAACAAATACGTTTTTATTAGGATGCTATGGGTCATCAGGTGCTAGGCCGTTAGTTCAGATTGATGACTTGCCTGTAGTGAATTTTAACGGCAATAACTACAACTATTGGACTTGTTACGGAGTAGAGTTTTATGCCTATACCCGCGACCCTAACAACGTATCTTATGACAATGGAGCTAGTGGCCCAGATTGTTTGCGGCTTGTGGGTGGTGGTGATTACCTAACAGTGGACGACTGCAAGATAGGATTCTTTTCAGAGTCCATTAATGTTGATGCTTTTGATATTTATAACGCATCAAACGTCACAATAAAGAATAACATCCTTCATAACTCATGGCAGTTATACGATGGTGCTAGTTATTGTTCAGGCGTTTTCTGTGAGGGTGTCGTGGGGCTAACCGTTGAGGATAACGTGTTTTACAACAACGGTTGGAATGCTGATGTTCCCGAAGTTCAGGCGCACAGATACACACGCAACCACAACATCTATATTCAACATACCTGTGATGGCACAGACCTGTCAGTACAACGCAATATCTCACTAGACGCTTCTAGCCACGGCCTTTATGTTCGTCCAGGTGGACAAGTAATAGATAACTTTGTAGCTCGTTGCCCTGTAGGGATAGAGATTGGCTATGATGGCTTTCCTTTAGCTTCAGGCGTGAATGCACTAGGCGAGGACAATGTTGTCATTGAGGGCGTTGACATGGACTTGTTAGACGCTAATCCACAAACATCAGGCTCTATATGGGGCATCAATATCCCTATAGACGCAGAGAACAATGGCGGAACGGTCACGCTTACTACTAACGTAGTAGCTAATCGAATTGACTCAGATGTTGACAGGGGTATTAACGACCCATCGGATATAGCAACCAAGACAGGCAATGTGGTTTATGAATGGTGGGCATCTCAAGACCAGACTGATGTTAGTTGGCCTCATCCTGACAGTGTTATCACAGACTACATGACATCTATTGGCGCAACAGCCACATACACTTATTTTGTTAGTGAACTATTAACCAGAGAGGTAGGTGAAATCAAACCACTTTATCAAGCTCCTAGAATTAATAGTTACTTTAGAGCGGGGTTTAATTTATGAGTTTTGGTAATTTAGTTCAGGAAGCCTCAGATAGTGCAAATGAATACCCACATGATGTAACTTACACCTCCGCTACGACTTCAGGAAATGTACTTGTATCGGTATTTAAGAACACCGCAAACCACTCAGGCAACACACCTGTAGTTGTTCCTTCAGGATGGACGTTGGGCGCAGAAGTTGGGGATGCAGGAACATTCACCTTAGCTATAGCCTATAAAGTCTCAGATGGCACAGAGACTAGTGTTTCATGGGGTGATGCTCGACTTGCCGCAAGACAAGGCACAGTATGGGTAGGCGAGTTCTCAGGATTAACAGGCGCTACACCTAATGTTTCGGTTGTATCGGATGGCGCAGCTACATCAACAACAAGTCGTTCAACAGGAACAACAGCCACTACAACTGCTGCCAATACAGCGGCCTTTGCGGTAGCTTGTGCTGATGCCGTTGCATTATCTACGACCCCTGCATGGACAAATAGCTTTGCGTCTAATTACAACTCAGGCGATACAAGTATAGCTTTTGGTACAAAGGCGATTAGCGCAACTGGCACGGTAGAAACTACATTCTCTCATGGTGGAGCAGGTGACGAAATGGTTGCCTTGGTTCTTGTATGGGAAGCAGCAAGCACAGTCACAGGCACATTCGACAACATTGATGTCACTGCAATTACTACACCTACAGTGGGAAACCCATTTACATCAGCCTCTCACTCGATTACAGCCGACTTCACAGATGGTACAGACTCAGCCTCTCTAGCGGTTACCTATAACCCCAAGGCAGGGTATGCAGTACAAGAGATTACATCAGCCGTTAAAACCACAGGGAGCGTCTTTGAGAACTTCGTAGGCACTATTCCTGACACATCTCAGGTGATGTATCCAACAGCTAACAACACCTCAGTGGATGCAACAGGCATACTTACTACTGATGCTACTAGTAACTTCTACATGCACTATTGGGATGCAACCAGTGGGGAGTGGGATAGATTTGAGGTTATCATTGACCAGGTTGGGAGTAACCCATCAAATCCAACTGGATTAACTGGCGCTAAGACTCAAGTTAGATCTATGGTTAGAAGCCAAGTATCCTCACAGGTACAAAGTCAGGTTAAGTAATAGCGCATCTATTGTGATTAAAGAGATTTAAGCTCTTTTAGCTTCTTTCGATACTTAATCTTGATATCTTCGTAATCCTTAGCGGTCCTTCTGATAGGAGGGTGATACTCTTCCAGGTTTAACACCCTCTTCTTACCTATCTTGCCTATCAAGCGTTCGCGATAATCAACAAGATTCCCAGACAAATGATTGTTACATACACTACACTGCTTATGGCAATTATCTTCATTAAATGCCAGCTCTGGGTGTGCGCCGCGAGTCTTGAAATGGCCCGCATGAAACTGCCTACCTTGTTTAATACCACAGGAAATACACCCGTCTTCTTTATCTCTTTCCCGTATATAAGCATTGAAGGCTTTAGAAGCCTCTCTTTTCTGTACGCCAATATCGCTTCGTTTGAACCGTCTTTTACGTTCTCTGAACTCTGCATCTTTTTTATCCTGGACCTTTTTCTTAGCTAGTTTTGATGCACATTCAACTCCGCACACCACACTGGTTGTTGTAAATGGGGTGAATAATTCCCTGCAAACCCTACACTTCTTCTGCTTCACGGCTCAAGTCTTCCCATTCAATTTTAAACTCTCTCTCTATGTATCTGCCAGCCTTCTCATAGAACTCTTCAAACTCATCCTGAGACATCTTTGCAAATGAGATAGATTTAGATTTATAACAAGGGTATCCATTAGGCATATAAAAGCAGGACACATGATGTATACCTAGTTTAATAACCTCTTCAAAGACATCAAAGTCCTCATAAACCTCTTGGTTGTCAAAGGCAAGGCGTAACATACCAAAGAATTTACGATGAAAGTTTAGGTTTCTTGGACGGACAACCTTCACTTTAAACATTTCGCCATTCTTTAATTTAAATAACTTATCAACATCCTGGCTTAATACCTCAAAGCCAATAGGTGTTTTCTTTGCAATTAATTCCATGATGTTCTCCTAATCATATCCTAGTTCTTTTCTGCCTTTCTGTAACTCTTCTTCAGTAGGATACTTGGGTTTTACTCCAAACTTATCTTCCATCTCACGCGCCCATGTATCGAACTCTGGTGAGACTTCAGGCTCTGGTGGTACGTATGCTTCATGTGATGGGTGAAGCGCCTCTAAGGGCTTCTCAGGGGCTGTCTCGTCCTCAAATCGACGATGCTTTAAGTATCTTTCTGGGTCTGGCCGATACTTAGGGTCTGGGTTAGCTTTAATAAATGATGACACATTATCTACAACCATCTTCCTGTCGATAGCATCCAGTTTGTCCCATTGTTTCACCGTGGCCTGTTTCCCACGCTTCTTTCTGTAGGCATTCCAGAAGTAGTTAAAGTCCTTATCCATTAGAACACCTCTTCTCTCGTATCTCTATCCCATATAAAGGCTAGTGCATGAGTGGCCTTAGCTTTTATCTTCCTGGCTTCGCCAATGTATTTAACCTCGGCTAGTGTCTTGCTCTCTACGATTCCTGATTCGTTCCTTTGCGGCTCGATAATCAAGTACCTGTCCGGTCTGTTTTCTACCATTATATAATCCTCTTAATTCGTCCCACTGGTGGGGTTTTGTGTCATTTAGTTTAGACTTCATCGTTCTTCTCCCAGCTAAATCTAACAACCCGGCAGTACCTGGCGATACCAAGAACAATCGCGGTTAGCAATAAAGGAACCCCAAGTACAGCAAACAACAAACACCAAATCTCGTAACAATCGCTCATTATTCCTCTCCTAGATCCATAAAGTGTACTCGTGGATCACCATTAATAACCGTCCCACAAGCAACAATCGGCTTCTTTCTAAAATGCTTACCATAGACAAAAGCCATAGATTTAGCGTCTACCCCACAACCAACCGCCATTCCCCATACAAGCCTATGCTGGGAAGCAGTAGCTGATACTCCTGCATTGGAATGGTTGTGACCCGAAACTGTGTTGCACATACGAGCGATGGCATCCCCTCTGAATCCATTGACACCGGACGCGGTTTCTCCGTGATGGTAAATGACACCATCGATTTTGACCTCATCAGCTGTGTTCCAGCCTTTAGGAAATTGATAGACTTCGGGTAACGGGCGCATCCATACTTCCGAGTCAACTCCAATTTTCTTAAGTTGCCTAGCAGGAATACGGTCATGGTTCCCAAGAATGACGGTGAGTTTAGGGAAAGCCCTGAACCAGGGCCGAAGACGTTCCTTAGCATCTAGCAGTTCACCATTCGCGCCTTTTAGACTGGTTTCCGACTCATGAAAACTCAAAGCGTGATGGTCAATTAAGTCCCCTATGTGTATGATTTTATTGCATCTTTGTTTTTTGAACACCGACTTACAAAACTTCAAGTAATCTTTATGCTCATAAGGTATATGTGTATCACCTATGATTCCTACTCTCATTACGACTCCTATGCTTTACTTTGCGAGTAAATTTCTTGGGGGTATGAAAGCCACCCTTATGCCTATTATACTTGGCAACTGGATTGCGCTTTTTCATAGTTAACAATGGCTCTGGACATAAAGGATGGCCCAGATAGAAGAGTATCCCAGACAGGCTTATTAGTTTTAGCTAGTCTTTTGTCATGTTTAAGGCGGATATTTTCTTCTTCGGTTCGGTAGGTTGCTGAATGAGTGGTTATTTTACGCTTCTTTACTAACTTAACCCCATGCTTTCTTAGGACTGTGTACACATAAGTGTTGCTACCATAGCCCAGTAAGGCAGAAACAGTATCAACATCTTTTGTTTCTTCATATAGGGCTAGAATTTTTTTTGTTGCGCTTCTCACATATTGCATTGCTTTCTCCTTGGTTTTAATTACCATACGCTTGAGCAAATCACATGTCAAGAGGTTTATTTTTATTAAATTTTACTTAGTTCTACCGCCCTTTCCCTCGTGGTCTGCACCACGGGTACTCAAGTCCCCTTATCCTCGTAGTCCCATCTCAGGCTAACGGTCAGTTCGCGGTATTGACCCATATTAGTTAGCAACTCTATTCTGCTTTTTTGAACACCAGGCACAGAAGAACCTAAAACTTGTGGTGGTTCAGACCAAAAAAAGGACGATACACCAAAATCCGCTCAGGATCAAGCGGATCTGGCTAAAGACTTAATAGAGAGTGGGATCGTATCTTAATCGACCACGAGTGTGACGTTGCAACTTCATAGCCCGAAGTTCTGGGATAACTCTACCCCACCTGGACACGGCAGATTGACTAATGCCTAATATCTCTGCAACAGTAGAGCAAGGATTATTCACTTTAGTCTTATAATAAGACAGAACATCTTCTTTATACATAAATATCTCCATTTATGACTTGCATTAATGATAAAGTAAGCGTATTATACCTTTAGTTAATGAGAGATTCAATTATAAGGAGGTTGAATTTATGTCATATCTAGTGTGTAGTTTTTATCTACCCGTCAAAAATGCCCAGTCTGTTATCAATGGAGAGGGCAATACATTTTTCTTAAATATCAACGGCTTATCGTTACAATGCGCCTTTTTATATTCAAATTGGCAGCGTTACATTAGTGACTTTAATCATAAGACAGAAGGGGATTACCAGTGCCTTGCGTACATTTGCCCATCTATCTTGGATATTATCTGGTCTGTTAAGTCAACAGCCACAGCGAAGGGTAGCTCCCCGTCTGTTTGCATCGATGTTGATATGGCTGAAGTGCAAAGCCCGGTAATACCTTACGATTTAACGCTCACTGATTGCGAGAATAACAGAGAGGTTCTATGCGAAATCATGACAAATGGGATTGGCTCTATAGCATCCTCTTGGTTGTCTGCTTCTTAATAATAGGAATAGTGCTATGAAATTATCACAAAAACTAACTGACATTCAGTCAGACCTGAAAGCCCCAAAAGACCAGACCAATAAATTTGGCGGGTATAAGTACAGAAACATTGAGGCCATCCAGGAATCAGTCAAGCCCTTACTAAAAGAGCATGGATTAGTATTAACATTCTCTGACTCTATTGAGGTCTATGGTGACAGGGTTTACGTCAAAGCAACAGCTATGCTAACTGATGGGATAGAGCAAGTAACCGCATCAGCCTTTGCGAGAGAGCCTTTAAATAGAAAAGGAATGGATGAGAGTCAGATAACTGGCGCAGCTTCTACCTATGCTCGTAAGTATGCCGCAGGAGGCTTGTTCTTATTAGACGACACCAAGGATGCTGACTCAATGGACTCAAGTGAAGAGGCGCGTAAGTCTACATCTAAGGGCGTTTCTGCACCTAAGAGTAAGCAGGAGTACACTGACAAGGACTTCCAGAAGAACTTGCCCGCATGGACTACGCTAATTGAATCAGGCTCACACAGCCCTGACACTATTATCGGCATGGTTAGTTCCAAAGGATACTTTATGAATCCTCAACACGTCAAAACGCTTAAAGCAATAAAGGTGAGCTAATGGATAAGTTAGGACAAATAGTTGACGGCTTTGAGGAAATTATTGAAGAACTCGAAGCGAGCCACAACGACGTTGATACCTTTTGTATGGCATTGTTATTCGCAGTGTTTGAAGAGAAGGGGGTCAATCTAATGGAGGTCAATGGGGGTGAGCTAGAAGTACAGTTTGGCCCAGAGTTTTTTAAAATCACAGTCGAAAAGACGGATGAACCGAGCTATGGAGGACAGTATGTCCACTGAGTTTTTAGACTTGGAACAAGGGTCACAGGAATGGCAAGACCTTAGAGGGCAGTATTACACAGCCTCTGAAGCAGACGCCATGATGGGGACATCTAAGTATAAATCACGACACGACTTATTGGTAGAGAAGAAGACCGGCATCAAGCCAGTGGTATCTGAATACCTTCAAGGCATTTTTGAGCAGGGCCACCACAACGAAGAGTGGGCTAGGGCTAGAGTTGAACAGGGTCTATTTGGATTTGCACTTGACCCTTTAACCGCTATTAAGGATAATCGCTTTCTGTCCTCGTTGGATGGGATTAACCTGGTAAACGAAGTAGTATGGGAATGCAAGACTTGGAACAAACACCTCGCTGAACACGTATTAGAAGGTGTCATCCCGGAGTCCCATAAATGGCAGTTGGTTCACCAGTGTTATACAACAGGTATAGATAAAGTCCTGTTTTCTATTGCAGATGAAGAGAAAGAGTTGTTAGAATCTGCATGGTTCCATCCAACAGAGGACGATTTTGCTCAGTTAATTAGCGGTTGGAATGACTTTGAGGGTGAATTAGCGCACTTTGAGGTATCTAACCCGTTAGATGACATGGACTTCAATGAAGCTAGGGATGAGGCACTGAGACTGGCTGATGAGAAGCTGACTGAATACTTAGTTATGCGCTCATTATGGGTTGAGTACGACTTCAACCAGGCTATCAAGGGTAAGCGTAACATCAGAACGGTTCAAGCGGCAATTGATGAACATATGGCAGCATCTAAAGCAAATGCAAAACCATCTATTCATGTGGAGTTGGCTATGTGGGCCAACAGGCACGACATTAAACTAACAGGCAAGATTTTAGCCGACTTAGATCCTATATTAATCAAATACGGAGTAAAACTATGAACATATTACACGCATCAGGGAACTTAGGTGGCGACATGGAAATCGCCTACACTAAAGGCGGGACAGCTATTGGCACAGTATCTATGGCGGTTACTCATGGCTTTGGTGACAAGCAAAAGACTATGTGGGTTAAGTGCAAGTTATTTGGCAAGCAAGCTGAGTCATTGACACCGTATCTAACCAAGGGTAGCAAGCCCGCATTTGTTGGACGATTCTATATTGACGAGTGGACCGGGGATGACGGCATTAAGAGAACAACCCCAACACTTGAAGTAATGGACGTAGACCTACCAAGAAGAGAGGGCCCGGCAGTAGGGAAGCAGCACCACGGCTTTAAGAATGAAGCCACTAACAACGACGGTAGCTACAAAGAAGCAGTAGTAGAAGACGATATACCGTTCTAATTTCACTTGGAGATAGGTGTCTCATATCACCTTCCTTGCGGGTCTGCCCCACCTGTTCTCCGAAACGGGGCATTAAAGGAGAAAGACAATGAGTAATACAGAAAAAATAATAGATGACAAAGAGACTTGCGATTGGACTCTGGATAACAGCGATTGGTACTGCTACGAAACATCTTGTCAACAATGTTTTGTAATGAGTGACGGAGACCTAAAAGACAATGGCATAAACTATTGCTGTTACTGCGGCAAGCCCGTGAGTGAAATCAAAGAGGGGGCAACCATGACCAAATTAAAAAAATATGACCCAAAATATAGAATAGGTCAAAAAGTAAAATTTAAGACAAGTGGCGCAGAAGCTTATGTTTTAGGCGTTCAGTGCGCCCAATCTAGCGACCAATGGGAAGTGGTTTATTTGTTGTCTGATGGCCCCGTCCACCCTAGCACCACCAACACTGCGATCAATCAAAAATTTCCAGAAGATAATTTACTTAGTGAAACAGAATATCATTTGTATGTTACAAAAAAAGCTATAGATCACCTAAAGTCATTCGGATTCCTTATTGAATGCAACGGGATTCAGCTTGATGACAAAAACTATACAGGCTGCTCTGGAAGTCACGGGGATTGCCCTGTTTGCGGAAACTAAAGAAGAAAGACAATGACTAAAGCATTTTACTTTGCGACTAACGATAAAAAACTTCGTTATGGCGATAACAGACAGATAAGGGTCGGCACAACACACACTGTTGACTACGAACCCATGCTTTGTAGGCAGGGACTACACGCTTCACGGAGACTAATTGACGCGCTATCCTATGCGCCCGGCCACTGGCTTTATTGGGTTGAGTTGGGCGGGGAGACAATCGAAGGCTCAGACAAGATGGCTGCTACATCAAGAAAGTATTTAGCTGACTTTAATGCTGAAAGACTGCTTAGAAAGTTTGCCAGAAAGCAGGCTTTGTTGAACATTGAAAAGATTAAGCCTTACTGCGGTAAGGACGACTACCACTTAATATTAAAGTGGCTGAACACTGGCGATAAGCGTTATCAGGCTGCTGCTCGCTATGCTGCCTCTACTGCTCGCTATACTGCTAACTCTACTACTCACTCTACTGCTCGCTCTGCCGCTCACTCTGCTGCTCACTGTGCTTCTTACGATGCTGCTGACGCTGCTTACGATACTGGTTGCGCTGCTGCCTCTGCTGCTCGTTCTGCTGCTGACGCTGCTGCTGACGCTGCTGCTGCCTCTACTGCTCGCTCTGCCGCTCACTCTGCTGCTCACTGTGCTGGTTGCGCTGCTTACGCTGCTTACGATACTGGTTGCGCTGCTAACTCTACTACTCACTCTGCTGCTTACGATGCTGCTGACGCTGCTCGTTCTGCTGCTCACTCTGCTGCAAACAAGATGCTAACCGACATGGTAAGAGAGGCTACTGGATGGGATATAGGAGAAGATGATAGATACTACCTTATTGAGAAGGAGAAAGACAATGAATAACCAAGAAATAAACCTAGCGATTGCTAAGTTGGTGCATCCAGAAGCAAGAAAAATTCAGCCAGACGCTATTGATTTTTGCAAGGATGGTGAGGGGGTTTTAGTAAGCCTTGCATATGGTAGTGCAAGTCTAGTTGACTACTGCAACAACTGGAACGACTTAATGCCGTTGGTGGTTGAGCATAAGATAGCGTTAATGCCAGAGTATTTTGACGATATAGTCATGACGGATAATTGGGAAGCGGAATACGAAATTATACCAAATGGATATCAGTGCAGTGTAAACAAAGACCCACAACGCGCCCTTGCTGAGTGCCTATTGAAAGTGTTGGAGAGCAAGCTAAGAGAGGGTGAAGATGATTGATACATCATTAGATTACGCAATTCACGCTGTTAATGGTCTAAGTAAAAAAGATATGCAGAATGTAGTTACGCATATCAATGAGGTTTTAGATATGGAGCAAGCCACGACAATTCAGAAGTTAGAAGCCAGAGTGCAGGAATTGGAGTTTGCAATCCAAGGCCATGACAACGGCAATTATGACTGGGGTGATGTGCTTGCTGTGTTAGAAAGAGGCAAAGCCAAACTAAGAGAGGGTGAAGATGACTAACGCAGAACTAAATCTAGCAATCGCTAGACTGCTTTATCCAGATGCGGAAATAGTTTTAAGTATAGAGTCGCCACTATTGGGGGCGGATAAGTACGTATTAAAACATGACGACAGATGTTATCAACACATCCCAAATTACAGCAACAACTGGAACGACTTAATGCCATTGGTGGTTGAGCATAAGATTACCCTGCAATGGGATAACGAGGATATGCTTTGGGATGTTTATGGTGTTCGCACAGAATGTAAGGCAAGCAAAGACCCACAACTAGCACTAGCTAAATGCGTATTGGCTGTATTGCAGGAGAAAGACAATGACTGACCCTATAAAAGAACTAATACAGCTTGTGTTAGACCAGACTTGCCCAGACCCTGTAAGCAAGATAGAGCTTAAGTATGACATTTGCTTTACACAATCCGCAGATGAATTGATGGATGATATTGCTTTAAGTCGGACAGTGAAGTTAGAAGACAGAATAGCGGAGTTGGAAGAAAAGCTGCAAGAGAGCCAAATGTTTGACGAGATTGTCACGAATCAAAGTATTCGGAGCTATTTAAAAATCAACGATATATCAGACGATGATAAATACTACCTTATTGAGAAGGGGAAAGACGATGAGTGATATACCGCGATACATGGATTGGGACAAGCCTGTTGAGCCTGACAAACGAGGCAAGTAAGTCACATACGATGACTGCATAGCAGACAAGAAAGCCAATAAACTAGAAATCCAGATGCTTAACGATTGGTGTCTGAAATTGAAGAACTGCAAAAGGGGTGAAGCAATGATTGATTGGTTGAGACGCAGACTAACCGCAAAGAGACTTGATTGCTCATTTGTAGATGTTGTAACAGGCAAAGAGGTTTTCAACTATGTTGACTACGATGGTCAAAAGTTTCTTGCTAATTACAACCATTGGTTTTTTAGGGTTTATTTTGGAGGAAAGCAGTGAAACATAATAAATTTTATGAAGGCATAAAGAATTTTCTATGGGCATTGTTTAGACTGGAGAAAGACAATGACTGACACATCAAACAGCGAAATGATACGGTTATCTGACTTGGTCAAAAAGCAATCAGCAAGAATAGCAGAGCTGGAGGAGAAGTTAAAGCCAGCTCGCCACCTGAAGTTATATGTAGACGACTTTAACGCGCTCGATGTCTGGGAAGAGATATGCAACGTAGTACGGGTTGATTATGAGATGGTAGACGAAATAGATATCAACTTTCATACAGGCAACATTAACCCGTATAGAGAAGGGGAGTATTCACCAGAATATAAGCGGGAGAAAGACAATGAGTGAAGAATACATAACAGACCAAGGTTTTAGTTCATTAGATATAGAGACTTGTGATGAGTGTCATAGATGTTGGTACTACGAAGAAGTCACTGAATATCGAGGTGAGAAGATATGCAAGTCGTGCATGGAAGAAATCAAAGCCGACATAATAAGGGATGAGAGAAAAGACAATGGTTGAGTTTCACTATTGGATGTTGTTCGCTGTCCTAGTGTTGTTGTTATTCTACCGAAGGAAGTGATAAAATCGGTGGATGAGAATTATACCACCTAAACGCCATGTCGATGAATACGGTAGTGGCGCATATCTAGCACCAAGAGGCAAGCGTGACCACAATGGTATTGACCTGGCTTGCTATCCTGCATCAGAAGTAGTCACCCACGTATCTGGCCGAGTAACCAAGCTAGGCTACCCTTATTCAGACGATTTACGGTTCCGCTACGTACAAATCACGGATGACGATGGCTATCAGCACCGTTTCTTTTACGTAGAGCCGTCTATTTTCCTTCATGCAGCGGTCAAAGAGGGTGACGTTATAGGAACGACCCAAAAACTAGGCGATAGATACCCCAGGATAACCGAACATGTTCACTATGAAGTAAAGAAGGGTGGCGAGCATATTGACCCAGAGGAATGGTTATGAATCCCGCGCTGCTGTCCGGCATATTTAATATTGGCTCTAAACTAATCGACCACTGGTTCCCTAACGAGGAAAATAAAGACATCAGAAAGGCCGAGCTGTTAATGCTTATTCAGGCCGGCAAGATGAAGGAACTAGAATCGGCTGCCAATGTAATCATTGCTGAGGCTCAGTCAGACCATTGGATAGTTGCAGCCTGGCGACCCATACTTATGTTAATCTTTGCGGGTATAGTGGCTAATAACTATATTTTATATCCGTACCTGTCATTATTCTGGACAGAAGCACCTCGACTCGCTGTCCCAGACCAGTTATGGTCACTCTTAAACATTGGTGTTGGCGGTTATATTGTTGGCCGAAGCGCAGAGAAAGTAGTGAAAGAGTACAAAAGCAATGACTAAGAGCCATTTCGACAAGCTGTCAAAGAGTGATTTAAATAGGCACTTCCCTAATAAAGACCACGGTGGAAAAGGAAGCCATGCAAGGAAGAGTACAAAAGAAAGCCGGCAGAATTACCAAACCGGCTATGATAAGATTAAATGGAGTCGTTAAGTCGGGCAGTCAAATTTCTCTTTGGCGTTATACTCGTCATCATACTTTTCGTGCAAGTAGTCTTGATAATACTTTTGATTGAGATGTTCCCGCAAATCTTTATCCTCATCCAAATCCTTATGCAAGTCGTCGCACGATACACCGTCTAAATTGCTGTCAAATTTCTTTCGCCTTTCTTTTAGCTCAATAGCTAGTTTGTCATACCACATTACAAAGCCCTTCTATAAGATATAGGGAATACAATCATATCCCCTTTATCGTGTGTTACATAATAATCAGATACCGCCCTATTCCGCATATTGTACATGCGTTGCGGTGTTATATCTAATGCCCTCGCTAAACTGGACCAGTTACCGCTGTGGTATAGTTTGCAGTACTCTTTTAGTGTGTATATTTTCATAATAGCCTCTATATTGCTGTCAGTAGTAAGTCTACAATAATTAATACCAGGATAGCCGCACATGCTGGTTGAGCGCCTTTGGCTATCAGTAAGTCTATAATAGTTTTCATCGTTTCACCTCTTAGTGTTTATGGTAGCTAACATTAGCAACATTCTTGTTATAACATGCTGTACAATCACCGCATGAATTGTTCTGCTTTGGCGCTGGGCAGACATAACCGTGCGCTGTTTGATTTTTATGCACAGTACTAGTGTTGATGCCCTTTCTAACTTTGGACGGCAACCCGTCAACCATAGGCGCTGAAAGTCGCACACATAAATTATCAGGAATATTGCCTTTGTAGCTGTTTATAACCTTCTTTTCTTTAGTTGGTAGCCAGAACTTAATGTTTGGCAGCTTTTCGGCAATCCTTATAATTGCCTTGTAATGATTCAATGATTGTAAATCACCGGCATCATGCCACCTATGAAAGCCCAAAGTAGCACGTTTTTCAATTAGAAAAATCATGGCATCAGACCAGCTTTTTAAACCGTCTTTTTTGTCACCATCTACAATATGTTGTGTGTTGTTTTCGCGGCCCTTGCGCACACTTGGATAGATACCCGTTCCACGTTTAGCATAGCATTGGTGGCAAACACTTCCTTCTATCTTTGATAATTCAGAACCAACCTTGCATTGAAATGGATCTAAACCAAAGCTAGAACCTAACATTTTGGAGTTTTTGTTCGATACATCGCCACCGGTGTGTACCCTGGCTGTCTTAATTGTTAAATCATTCATATTATTATCCCCTTACTGAATTAGGGTTTATTAATTGCAAACAGGCTCTAACCGCACTTGGCATATTGTTAGCTATTCCTGTTTTATTCTTATAACTGGCTATCCATGAACCAGTTTTAATGTCTTTGTATATTTTCATCAGTCTATTTTCCTTTATTAAATAGTTAACTTACTCTTATATAGTACTCCAATTAATGTATAAATCAATACGTATATCGAATTATTTAGTGTGTCGTGTTATACTACATGTAGCCACCAACCTATCAAGTTATTGTTTTTTATGAAGAAATCCCAGGAAATCATCAAGCCAAGTAACAAATCCGGCAGACCTAGTATTGTATGTGACAATAGAGTAATAAAGATAATCACTGACATGCTTATATTGGGTGCTGAGCATAAGGAAGTGTGTAAAGCGCTTGGGATTAGTGCTAGTACTTATTATAAATGGCGCAAAGAGAATAAAAAACTATCTAATGCCATTGAAGAAATAGAACATTTGCAAACTGATAATGTCGAAAAGTCCCTATATAAAAGGGCTACAGGCTTTTGGGTTACTGAAACAACCACCAATAAATCAGGCGAGTCAACCAAAGAACGGTACATAGTTCCTGACACTGCGGCACTAATATTCTGGCTAACTAACAGACGTAAGGACAAGTGGCAGAACAAACAAGTGCATGATGTTAACGCTCGACCACTAGTTAAACGCAATGTAAAGCGATTTGACGGTCATACAGAGGATGAGTAATAGGGTGGCTAGGGTAATGAGTGTAAAGCGCTTAGAGAGGCTTACAGGGCTTGATAGGGGGGGGAGTTCGGAGCTTGGAGTTGTGAAGGTCTATACATATCCACTCACACAATTTTCCCAACCCAGAATCAAAACCCCTGAAAAATAATAATTTCCAAGTAAAACAATACTTTATATATTAGGACTTGCTAATGTGTTACAGAAATCACGGGGATATATATGGACTTTAGTTGGTTATTTAATTTGTGTATTGGTATTTTAATCGTCGTGGTAATATGGGATTTAATCAATGAGTGAACAAATGACCACTGAGTATAACTTAATGCCTCAAGGTGAGGTGTTACAGAAGTTTACTGAGTGTCGTGCATCTAAATCTATGATTATGGGGCCGCTTGGGTCAGGTAAGACGGTACAAACGATTCTGAAGTTCTTGGACTTGATGTGTGAACAAGAGCCTGTTAAGCAGAAGAACCACCCTAATTTTAATAAGCGACTGTCTAGAATCATTGCTTGTCGTAACACTTACTCTGAATTATTTAGTACAACGATTAAGGATTGGTTGGAGATACATGGCGACCTGGGGATGTTTAAACAGGGATCTAAAGCGCCACCTACGCATTTCATTTCATTTGATTTAGAGGATGGTACGTCCGTCGAGTGCGAGGTTATCTTCATTGCATTTGATAGACCTGACCACGTTAAGAAGGCAAGGGGTATTCAGTGTACTTGGGCGTGGTTAAATGAGACTAAAGAGCTTCCTAAGCCCGCTATTGATATGTTAGACCTCCGTTGTGGTCGTTATCCTTCTAGAAAGGAAGGGGCTATATGTACTCATCATGGAATGATTGGTGATACTAACGCGCCCTATGAGGGTCACTGGTACTATGAATTAGCTGAAGAAGAGCGTCCTAAAGATTGGAAGTTCTACCGCCAACCAGGCGGGGTGCTTAAGAAAGATGGTAAGTGGGTAGTGAATCAAGCCGCTGAAAACATCCACAATTTACCTGAAGGTTATTACGAAAGAGGCTTACAAGGAAAAACTGATGACTGGATACACGTTAACCTGGCAAACGAATACGGCTTCGTTGCCGACGGAAAACCCGTACACCCATGGTATGTGGACTCAACACACTGCCGTCACTTGGATGAATGGACTCCTGACGTCACGCAACCTATCATACTGGGATTCGACTTTGGGCGTACACCGGCATGTACATTTATGCAACGAGCTGAGTTTAACCGTTGGATCGTATTCGACGAGTTTCTGGCAGAAGATATGGGGGCTGTTGAATTTGCCCCAGCACTCAAGAAGTACATCGACTATGAATATCCCCATTTCAAGTTTAGAGGATGGGGTGACCCTAGTGGATCTAACAGGAACCAAGCAAACTCTCAAACTCCGTTTATGATCTTAAGAAGCGCAGGAATACCTTGCCAACCAACTCATACTAATGATCCGTTAAAACGTCGAGCAGCATTAGAAATCCCTATGAAAGAATTGTGTATGGATGGTATGCCACGATTTGTATTAATGCCTAAAGCTAAGATGGTTAGACGGGGACTGCAAGGCGGATTCTGCTATAGAAGACTACAGAAGTCCGGAGAATACTATACCGAAGAGCCAGACAAGAATGAATACTCTCACCCGGTAGAAGCATTAGAATACGCCCTACAAGGCGAGGGGGAGGGGCGCAAAGCCTTAACATCTAGCAAGAACTTTAAAAAACCTGTATTTGCTAAAGCCAACTTCTCGGTGTTTGATTAATGAAAGCAATTGTTTGTTTTGGGCCATCTAAGAATAAATTACTCCAAAGCATATTTAAAGAAGATTTTCAACACTGTTTTGTGGTATTATATCCACAGGATTGTGTCGTTATAGTAGATCCTACTGTGGATAACATTAATATAACTGTGTGTAAGCAAGAAGTTCTCCACACAAAGATGCGGCCAATTAGGTATGCAGTTGAGGTAGATATCGGGGAAGCCGAACAAGGAATCCTTGGTTTACACTCTTGTGTATCTCATGTGAAACGAATTATAGGTATAAATAAGTGGTGGATTATTACACCGCAACAGTTATTTAAGGAGCTAGTCCGTGGGTATTTTTAGTAAGCCGAAACCACCGAGCAATGAATTGACCGCAGCAGAAGAGGCTCAGTTGAAAAGAAACAAGAGTTTATTGGACGAAGAGATTGAAGAGTCCGAGAAGAGGTTGAAAGCAATGTCGCGGGGAAAGTTAGGTTACAAATCGCTGTTAAAAGGCGGGTCGCCAAGCGGCCCCACAGGAGGTGGTCAGACGCCAAGCGCAGGACGAGCGACACCTAGCCTTATCCGACCCCCAGGCCCAGGTGCAAGATAATGGAACTACCTAGAGAGTTAGGGTCACTAAAAGACCTAAAGAATCGAGCTGGGAAGGCCAAGAGTCAAGAAGTGCTATGGGAAGATACTCTAAACGACGTTTATGACTACTTTCTCCCTCAGCGGAATATTTTTGATGATGAAGCCCCTGGTCAGCATAAAATGGACCGGATATTTGACTCAACCCCTTTGGAAGCTATCCAACAAGGGGCCTCAAAGCTACAGGAGTCGATTGCACCTATATGGTCTAGGTGGGCCAAGCCTGAAGTGCCTAAGCGCATTAAATCGTTTCTAGAGGCCAATGAGTCTGAGGTATCATTAGAAGACGTTCAGCAGTATCTTGATAAGCAAAACGAAATATTGTTTGACTATATTCATCGGTCAAATTTTGGCACACAGTTTTATGAAATGGCCCTTGATGTTCTAGTGGGGACGGGGACACTAAAGATTGATGAACAAGATGACGATGAAAGCCCACTCGTATTCAATTCAATCCCACAGAGAGGCATTGCGTTTGAAGAAGCCCCTCATGGTTCGATTGAAACCCATTGGCGAGAGTTCAAGGTATGCGCAAGAAATCTTGAGCGAACTTGGAAGGGATTTAAGCCATCCGAAGAAATAGCTGATTTAATTGCGCGTGAACCAGAGACAAAGGTTCAAGTGACTGAGGGTGTTGTGTATGAGCCTAAAGGCAAAAAGTATTATGGCGTTGTATGGGTCAAGGGAGAGGAGCAGATTTCTTGGCTGTATGATTTCAAAGACTCTTCACCTTTCGTTACAGGCCGTTATGCTAAATGCTCAGGCGAAATCAGAGGAAGAGGCCCAGCATTACAAGCATTGCCAGATGCCAAATCCCTTAATAAAGCCAAAGAATTTTCTTTACAGAAGGCCGCTATTGACTTGGCTGGCATGTGGACTGCTACAGATGATGGCGTTGTTAATCCTTATAACATCACTGTCGCTCCCGGTGTGGTTATTCCCGTGGGTTCTAACAACTCTGCAAACCCTTCTTTAATGCGATTAGACACTAATTCAAGCTTGCAACTATCTGAGTTTGTGATTAGTGACCTACAAATGGCGATTAAACGCGCCCTATTCAATGATTTAAGAGATCCTAATGGGCCAGTACGTTCAGCAACCGAAGTCTCAATAGAGGCTCGTGAAATAGCTAAACGCATTGGTTCTGCTTATGGACGCTTGCAAACTGAGATATTAATCCCGACCCTTCAGCGAGTTCATTGGATTTTAAAGAGGCGTGGTTTAATCGAGCCTATGGAAGTAGGCGGCATGGAGGTTGAATACAAGTTTACCTCTCCATTAGCTGTCTCACAGGACATGGAGGATTTAATGGCTGTACAACAAGCTGTTGAGTTTACTATGGCAACCGCTGGCCCTGCTCAAGCACAAATGGCTTTTAGATTAGAAGACTTTGGATCGTGGGCTGGTAGAAAAACTGGCATGACTTCTGAACTCTTGCGTACCGAAGAAGAGAAGAAGCAAGTAATCGAAGCTGGCGCACAAGCAGCAATGGCTGGCGGAGATACAGGTGAAGAGCCTGTAGCACGACAACAACAACCCTTGAGGAGCGTAACTTAGTGACCTGGACCGACCTTACCACCGAGTCCCAGTCATCCCAACAAGTAGAAGAACAAAAAGCGAAAGCCCAAGCCCTTTCACAGTTAGTGCATAGGGTGTTCTCTACAACGGATGGCCATGAACTCTTAGCACATCTAACCAACACCTTCATTATCAATAATGACACTGCGCTTAACGCAGAGAATTATTCCTATGAGTTAGCTTATCATAATGGTGAAGCAGGTACAGTTAGGTACATCATCCACCAAATAAATAGAGCCGAGCAGTTATGAAAAATAAAGAACTAGAAAAACTCAGGAATCAAGCGA